TCTCAGTTCCTTCCGGGCGGCTTGATGCCGAATGCTTTCAGCGTGTTCATGTCGGCGTCGGAGAGCTGGCCCGACGCGACCGCGGCAGGCGGCTCGAGCCAGTCGAGACGGTCCTCGATCGCTCCACCCCCGAGCGCGGTCGCGACGAGCGCGGCTGGCCGGTAGAACCGATGTAGGTCGTCGAACGGATGCAGTTCATAGAAGTCCAGCCACGAAAGAAACTCGGGGTGCGACATGCTCGCTTTCCACTCGGCGATCGTTCGGCCGCCGAGCGCGAGGGCGATGACGTGCCAGAACCATTCATCGCCCTTGGCAGTCAGTCGTTTCCCGCGGGCGCTTTCTTCTTCTTGCTGTAGCCGTTGACGTCGAGCAGCTCGGCGACGATCGCCTGCAGCACCGGGCGCTTGATGCGCGAGGCTGCCTCGGGCGTCACCGCCTGGCTGCCGTCGGGCTCGCACAGCCCGAGCGAGACGAGGCGCGCCTGGGCGGATGCCTGGACGTCCTCGTCGTCCGACGTGCACCAGATGCCGTATCGCTCGAACGCCGTGTTCGGCAGTTCCTTGAAGTGCATCACGTGCTTGCTGCCGTCCGCGAGCTCGACGGTGCGCTCGACGACCTTGTCGCCGATGAACAGTGCCGGATCCATGATCAGTTCGGGACGTAGCCGACGAAGTCGACGTCACCCGAGCGCTCGAGGATCAGCGTGCCCTTCACGATGTCGTTGTTCGCGATGTCGATGTTCACGTCCGAGACGAACGCGCTGAACGCGATCGTCGTGCGGTCGGTGGGCTTCACGAACTCGCCGTCGGTATCGACGGTTGGCGCCGTGGCCGACTCGCTGAGGCAGCAGAGCCACTTCATGATGTTGCCCGCCTTCTTCCACGCGAACAGGAATTGATGCGAGCCATCGCGCGGGATCAGGTTGAACGGGACCGTCACCTGGCCCGGGTTGCCGAGGCCGGCCTGGTACGTCTTGTCGCCAGTCGTGTCCAGGCAGGTGTCCTCGATCTTGTCGCGCGGCCCACCCAGCCCCTGGACGCCAGTCGGGCAGGCCATTTTTACGAGCTCCTCCTGGCTTGCGCTGACGGAATCGTCGATCACAAACAGGTGGGTGCCTTGGGTCTTCACAGTTCCGGCGGTCATGATGTTGCCTTTCAGGAAAGAAAAAGGGCCCCATCGGGGCCCCTTGGTTGGGAAACGGTACGGGCTCGTCTATCGGTCGACGAACCAATCGAAGGTCTGCGCGATCCGGTACAGCTTCGTTTCCGGGTCGCGCCCGTCGACCGGCATCCCGGTCATATGCGCATAGGGCTCGATCGCATCGCGTCCGGCCTTGGCCAGCAGCTCGATGCCGGCGTCGGTCGGGTGCCAGTAGTCGACCTGGATCGGGATGCGGTCGCCGGGCGGCAGATCGGACAGGTTGTTGTGCGGCTCGTCGGTCACGGCGAACCACGTGATGTAGGGCTTCGTCGTGTCCTGCGGCGCGCTGCCGTGCCGGAAGATGCGCGGCGGGTTCGTGCCGACAATGGCCTTCACGGCGGCCGATGCCTTAAGCGTCGTGAACACTGGCGGCAGCATTTACTTCTTGCTCCGGTTCTGTCGTTCGAGCTTCGCGACGGTGCGTTCGATTCCGGCGAGCAGTTCGCGCTCGACCGTGCGGATCGCCTGCTCACCCTTTGCGCTGACCGCCGGGCGCGCCCACGGCTCCGCGGGTTGTTTCTCGGTGCCGTACTCCAGCCAGCCGCCGGTCTCCGCCGCGCTGATCCGGCGGCCGGCGCGCTGGTAATAGCGCCGCCTCGTGCGCACCAGATAGCGCTCACCGTTCGCGCCCGACGGCGGCTTGCCGCGCGTGACAATCAGCTGCTGCAGAAGGAAGCCCGTCGACTCACGCTTCCCGCTGCTCGTCGCATTGGACGTGACGGCTTGCAGGTTCAGCTTCTCCTGAGCCAGGATCACCAGAGCACCTTTGCGCAGCGCCGTCTTGGCCGGCCCGCCGCGCTTGCTGACGATCTCGGCGGGCAGGCTCTGCAGTGTGTCCAGCACGCCGGCAAGCCCGGTGAGGCGAACCTCGACTACGACGGCCATGCGATCCTCTTGAACGCGAACGAGTAGATGCTCTCGCGGCCGGCGGCGATCTCGAAGTCGCTGCGCTCGAGCAGCATGAAGCCGTGACGGGACATCCAGGCCACGAAGCCTTCCTCGGTCCAGTAGTACAGGTGCTCGCCCGGGCGATAGTGCTTCGACGTGCGGATGCCGCCGAGCCCGTAGAAGATCGGCAGGCTGAAGAACACGAAGCCGTGCAGCGGGACGCACCGCAGGTACAGCTCCGGCGTCTCGCAGTGCTCGATCACATCCCAGAACGAGAACGACGAGTGCTCGCTCAGATCCGCCCACAGGTCGTTGCGCTTCAGCCACTCGATCGCCACCGGATTGACGTCGTAGCCGACGGTGCGCGGCCGCTTCTTGATGAACTCGCCCGAGCCGATGCCGACGTCGACCAGCCAGTTCGAGCCGATGTGTCGCTCGACCATGGCGATCCGGCCGGCGTTGATCTTCCTCGCGATCTCCTGGTCTTCGTAGCTCAGGCACTTCGCGTAGTACGGGGCGTCGTACGCGACCAGGTTGCTCATGTCGGCCTGATACGCGACGCCGTCGTCACGGCAGAGCATCAGGTCGGCGTCCGCGTCGGCCGCCATCGCAGCAATGAAGCGATCCATCACGAGTTGATCCCCACGACCGCGAACCCCCACGCGAGATCGCGCTCGCTGTTGATCACGTGGGTGAACCCCAGCGCCTCGACGATGTCGTGCATCGCATCAGGCGCCCACGAGTGCAGGTGCTTGCGGCAGTTCTGTGGCAGCCAGTACGACATCGACGGGTGCGGCAGGTAGAGGAACAGCACGCCGCCAGGCTTGATCCGCGACTTCCAGTGCTCGAGCGCTGCGATCGGGTTCGGCAGGTGCTCGAGGCAGTGGCTGCTGAAGACGAAGTCGAACGCCCCGTGCGGGAGCTCCATCGCGTCGCCGCCGTCCTTTATGTCGATGCCGATCGCCCCCTTCAGCGGCCACTTCCCACAGCCGACGTCGAGGCCCACGCCTTTGCAGAACTGGAGCGCGGTCGGCGCGATGAACTGGCACGCGTTGCCGTGCTTCAGATAGTCCGGATACTCGGCGCCGCGGTAGCTGAAGATCATGCGCGCTGCTCCCACAAAGCCAAACCGACGCCGCCGAATGTCACCTCGTCGCGCGGCAGCGAATGCACCAGGTTCCACACCGGCGGCTGGAACGGCCACACCTCGTGAAACAGCACGCGGCCGCATTCACGGACCAGGGCGAAGTCGGTCTCGGTGTCGTTCGCGTGGTCACCGTCCAGGTACGCGCCGTCGAAGTTGCCGCCGAAGCGCTTCCAGACCTTCGCCTTGTCGGCGTTCGAGGCGACGACGCAACAGATCACATTGCTCACCTCGAGGTGCGCCAGCACGTCGTGCTTCAGTGGCTGGTCGACGATGTCGACGCTCACGACCTCGTCGAAGTACCGCGACAGCACCGCGGCGGTCAAGCCGTTCCATGTGCCCACCTCAAAGCAGCGCCGGCCACGCACTCCCGCCTCGGAGAGGAATCGATCGAGGCCGTGAAAAACGCTCGAGCGGCGCAAGATGTCGGCGCCGAACCGCTCGTAAGCGCGCAGCAGCTGCGGGTCGCGCAGCACCGTCTGCACCCGCTCGCCGATCTGCTTCTCGATGTCGAGTGACCAAAATTGCATGACTGCCTTCACCCTTCGTTCTTGATGATCTCGGCCAGCGGCGCATCCATCGATACGCGGTCGAGGTGTTGCGAGAGCCAGCGCCGCTCGAGCGCCGGGGCATGCCCGATCGGGTCATCCGGATTGCCAGGCCGCCACGGCTCGCTGACGTTGTGCACGCGCGAGGCGAAGAAATCGAACCCCGTCAGATAAAGGTGCTCGGCGCCGTGCGCCAGCACCGCCAAGAGGGCCGAGAAGCCCGTCGACGGGATGTGGCGCTCGAGCAGGTCGAACGTCGCCATGAACTCCTCGACCGGCGGCACGTAGGTGTCGCAGAACCACCAGGCGCGCCGCTGCTCATAGATGTATCGAAAGTCGACGCCGTGCGGCTTGTTGTTCTTCTGGTGCCACTCCGACTCCATGACCTTGGCGTTCGGGCACTTGCACATCAGCAGCCGCACGCCGTCATGCTTGAGGTCGACAACGCTCTTCGTGATCGACGACCCGAAGAACGAGTAATGCACGTCGGTCCGATAGCCGGTCTGCTGCTGCAGCCGGTAGTTGTTCACCCGAACGACGACGTCGAAGGAATCGACGAAGCCGGGCTCGTTCGTCAGCACGCCGGGCCCGCTGCCGACTACGGCAACACGCTTGCCGGCCAGCACGCGCCGCACCACGGTGCTATCGCAAAAACGCATCTGCCTGGCCCTCCACGTCGTCGTCGAGCGCGTCGAACACGACCGACGCCAGATCCTTGCGATGAATGACCTTCTCCGGCGTGATCTGCCGGATGAAGGGCGTCTGCGACGTCAGCCCGCGCCGCGACCAGATCAGCAGCGCGCGCTTGCCGAGCGACTCGGCCATGGGCAGCAGGAACGACACGTAGCCGACCACGCCGGAGCTGATCGCACCAAGGTCCAGCAGCTGCTCGATGGTGGTCGAATTCGCCATGTCGAAGTCGAGCCCCTTGAACCTGAACAGCGGCGTGCCGGCACCGACCTGGACCAGCAGCGCCCTCCCCTTCAACCGATCTATCGCGCGCTGGATTGCCCGGCAGTCCGGCAGCAGTTCCTGCCCGAACCCGTCAATCCGTCCCATCGGCGCGCGCGGCAGCTGGACCAGCACGATCGGCAGCCCATGGGCCAGCAACCCGCGCGTCAGGTGCGTGTCGGGCTGCGGCCAGTCGAGCTTGAGCTCGACCGGCTCGGTGATCCCGGCCGAGCGGCAGCAGTCCTGAAACTGCGTCGTGCCCGTGACTCCCTTGCGCATCGTGTAGTGCGCCAGCGTGCGGATCCCGTCGCGGCTGAAGGGCACGACCTCGACCGCATCGCCCAGCGGCCGGAAGACGTCCGGCCATTCCGAGTGCACCCGCAGCCGCTCGCCCTTCGCGACGAAGTACCGCACGACCGACTGCAGGTACAGACTGTCACCCAGGCCCTTGCCTGAGCGGATGCTTCTCACAGGACCTCACTCAGGACGGCGCGCGGAAAGCACCTCAGCGCCGTTTCGCGCGAGCAGTTCAGAACCCGTGTCTCCTTCGTCGCCGCGAACTTCGCGAGCGCTTCGAACTTCTTCGGCCAGTTCGGCATCGACCTCGCATTCCCCAGCTTCGCCGGATGGTCCCCGTGCCAGTGGGTCTTGCCGCCGGTCTTCTGGCAGTCATAACCCAGCAAGATCACTCGACCCGCGCCGCCGGCGATCGCCAGCGAGATTGCCGCGGTACCCGAATTGCCGAACGGCCGACACCACGCGTCTTGCCCGTGCAGCGTCTGCACTCCGTAGGACGGGCCGGCCGGCGAGAACGTCAGCCGCTCGCCCTTGAACGATTCCTCGACCTCTTTCCGATACTCGCGCCACCAGGCGGTATCGAAGCCGAACAGCACGTCGGCCCACGGGCACATCCTGAACGTCGTGTTCGTGACGATCGTTGGCAGCGCAGCGCGGTGCACGAGCTCGCAGTCGTCTTCCGTCAGGCTCGGCCCGCTCGCGATGCAGGCAACGGTCTTGCCCTTCCAGCGATCGATCCAGTCGGTCGCCTTCAGACTACCCATCGTTCACCCCGCTGCTACAGAGCAACGACACCGCCCGCACGCCGCTCGTCGGGTCGGGGATGATCGCCTCGATGTTGTAGATCGTGTCCCGGTGCCGCACTCGCATGCGTTCCTGCAGCCCGGGTCGGTAGCGCATCCGGATCCTGGTGTTCACCTTCGACTGCACGGCCGCCGCAGCGATCAGTTCTCGGCCAGACATCGCGGCGATCTCGGCCGGCACTCCGTCGACGAACAGCACCCAGGCCTCTTCAGTCGCCCCGTCCGAGTCCATGCCTGTGATCAGCTGCTCGATGGTCACGCGATGCCGAAATCGGCCCGCCGCTACCGGCGCGCTCATGCCATGCCCAGGCGGACCCTCAGCGGCCGCATCAAGGCCTGCGCGCTGGTCGGGATCTCGGTCAGCGCAACGTCGCCGGCGTTCTCGCGGTTCGCGAATAGCTCGCCCAGCACCAGGAGGATCGCCTGGCGCAGGACCTTGGGCAGCGGCTCGCCGCCGTCGCTGTCGACGCCATAGCCGGCGAGGTACCGCACCTTGATCGTGTTCGTCGCTTTCGTGACGGACGGCCACGCAGCGGCGACCGGCGCCAGGCGCGAGGGCCGGCTGTATGTGTCCAGCACGAATTCGTCGTCGCCGAGCTGCAGCCCGTCGCTGTCCTCGCCCCAGGCGACGCTGATGATCTCGCGCGCCGGGCCCATCGGCAGTTCGAGCGCGAGGTCGCCGACGCCGCAGCGCCTGGCCGGAAACTGGTCGAGCGCCACCTCGAGCGTGCGCGTGCTGAGGGACAGGCCGAGGAAGTTCTCGCAGTGCTCGCGCGCAGCGCCGAGCAGCGCCTCGATCATCGCGTCGTCAGCTTCGTCGACGGGGTCCGGGGCGCCGTCGCTGTCCAGCTCCGCGTACCGCAGAGCCTCGAGGTGCTTGCGCGCCTCGTCGACGGTGATCGGCTCGGCGTCCGGGGCAATGATGACCTTCGGCGGCGTCACGACGCGTCCTTCCCATCACGGCCGCGGCGCACCGCGAGGCGCCAAGCATCCGAGCTGCCGGGCAGTTCCTTCGTGTCACGCTGTGCGATCCAGAACGAGCCGCCGTACGTCACCCCGTCGCCAGCGAGGTAGTCGGCGGCCGACTTGTAGGTGCCGGCATCGGTCGGGATCGGCAGCCGGATCTCGCGAGAGACCTCCGCGTCGCCGCGCTTGAAGCGCAGCACGATGGTCTTCGCGTCCTTCAGGGACAAATCGAAGTCGTCAAAGCTGAAGCCGTCGACGCCGTCGCGGCCATCTTTCCCGTCGGAGCCATTCCTGCCGTCGATGCCCTTTTCGCCTTGCGCACCCACCGTGCCGTCGCGACCGTCGCGTCCGGGGGCCGGCGGAGGAATCAGCGACGACGCCTTGGCGGCGATCGCCGGCGTGGCCAGCTCGATCGCCTTCTCGACCAGGCCGGGCAGCAGTTCGGCGCAGCGCTGCTGCACGAGGCGCTCGATCATCGCCGGGTCGGCGTCGGCCCCTTTCTCGCCACGCTCGCCCTGTAGCCCGCGCTCGCCCGTAGCGCCATCCTTGCCGTCGCGGCCAGCATCGCCCTTGATGCCGGCCGGGCCTACCTCACCCCGTTCGCCAGGGTCGCCCTTCTGTCCTTGTTCGCCGCGCTCGCCGGTCGCGCCGGCACGACCTTCGACGCCCTGCGCGCCCTTCTCCCCGGGGTCGCCCTTGGCGCCAGCTGGTCCGACGTCACCTGGGTCGCCCTTGGCCCCGGTATCGCCCTTGGGCCCGGCGGGTCCTGGCTCACCCCGCTCGCCCTTCAGGCCATCCTGACCCTTGGCGCCCGTCTCGCCGCGCTCGCCGGCCTCCCCTTTCTCGCCGCGTTGGCCATCCGCGCCACGTTCGCCGGCCTGGCCGCGCTCGCCGATCGCGCCCTGCTCTCCGCGGGCTCCGGCTGGGCCTTGTTCGCCGCGATCGCCTTTCAGCGG